GTTATGTCAAGATATGTAGTAGCCATTATTTTTTGTGAACCTTTTGAATTGCAAAGTTAGCTGTTAAACTTGCACCTTTATGTTTAACAAACTTACCTGAGTGTTTCATTAATTTATAACTACCATTTTTTTGTTTCATCCAATGATAGCCTTTTGGTGCTTTAACTTTCATAATTATTTAGGCATACATTTTGGCATTTCGCCATGTCCGTATGAAGGTTGAGAACCTTTTTTACTTACTTTCCCACCATACTTATATGAAGTTTTACCACCATACATTTTCTTTTCTCTTTTTTCTTTTCCGTATTTCATTATATCTCCTTTAAAAGATGGAGGAGACCGAAATCCCCTCCAAGTTTTGACAATTAGTCAATTACATAGAATGCACTTACTAAAGCGTCATCTCTAAGTACTTTCGCACCATAGACATGTAAGCCTCTTACTATATCACCAAATGATGATGGGTCTCTCAACACTTCTGTCGAAAGAATAGTATTAGCAGTTGCAGTTGATGAAATGTGACCAGCCATACATTTACCAGTAGCATTAGATGTAGCAGCAACATTGTTAGATTTGTACATATCAAATCCTCTTAATTTACCACTTGATACTAAACCATTTCTGATAGAGCCTTGTCCAGCGTTAAAGTCAACAGACATTAACTTAGAGTCAGCTTTAGCTAATTCTTCATAGAATGAAGGAGGAGCAACAAACCATCTACCTTCTTCAGGTACATTTTGTTCGTCTAATAGTTTAGCAAATCTTGCCATAAGGTCAATTGCATCTACACCAGTTCCGTCAGAACCTAATAGGTCTACAGAGTTAGTTGCGTGTGATAAAGTAGCATCAGCAGTTGCACTGTCTGAACCAATAATGTGGTCAGGTGATGAAGCTGAACATCCAGCAAACATAGTTGCTAGAACAGCAGCATCATATGCATCTTTAAGAGCATACGCAGCAGAAGAAGAAGCTACTTCTTTGAAGTTGACATGCGACATTTTTGTTTCGATATCATCTACGATGAATTTGAAAGCTTTAGCACTGTCGACAACAAGAGTTGTTTCTTCGTCAGTTAGTTTAGTTGCAGTTGTGTCAGAACCTCTTGTGTAATCAGACACAGAGATTACTGGTTCACCAATAATCTTTACAGAGTCTCCGAAAGCAGATATTTCACCAGCATAGTCGGTGTTAGTAATAGCTTCAACTACACTTGCCTTTCTGAAAAAGTTAAGAACTTTCTTAGAGTATATGGAAGGTAGGAAAAAACTATTAGCTTGTCCACTTACGGAGTTTGCAAAGTTTGCATCGGTATCAGTTGCGGGTTCAAAATATTGAGCCATGATATTTTCCTTAAGTTATAATAGTTATTTTACGATTCTGCCATCTTGCATAGCTTGACTGATTTCACTTTCGTATTTATCAAATTCAGCCATACTCATAGCAGCAATCTCCTTTTCAGACCAAACTTTTTGTTGATTAGGTTCTATACTTTTTGTTTTAGTAGAAACCATATCAGCAGCAGATTTTTTAGTCTGTTTAGAAGATGACTTAGTCTTAGTCGGTTCAATGCCAAAATCCTTTTTAAACAAATCTAAAGCACGTGAAGCTAAATCGGCATCGTCATTATTTTCATATATCCAAGATTGAATAGATGAATGTTGTTCCTTTGCCCAAGTATGAAAGTCGTCACTGTTTCTGATATCTTCAAAATCAGGATGTCTTTCCATTAACCTTTTTTCTGCACTTTGTCGTACTAACTGATTCTCACGTTCTTGGAGTTTACTAAGGCGTTCTTCTAGAACTTTTGCTTTAGTCTCCGATTGCATATGAGCAACTGTTTCTACGACTTCATAAACATCAGGATAATTATTTTTAAACTCTTCTAGTTCTTCTGGAGACTTAGGAGCTTTGTATTCGGTTCTATTGCTAGTTGCCTCTTCAATTAACTCTTGTTCTCTAGATTTAAACTCATTAAGTTTTGCATCATAATGTCTTTTTAAATCATCATATCTTTTTTTATAATCTGGTTTCTTATAAGGTGTATCCAGATTTTCTGTTTTGACATTATCTGTAGACTTAACTTCAGTAATATCATCACTATCAAAGAGTTTATTCTTTTCAGAAGGCTCTTCAAAATATAATTGATTAGCAGGGGTAAAAGGTTTATCTTCTACATGATAATCTTTTTTAGCGTTATAAGGATTCGCTTGTTCTTCCTGTTGGACTGTATTAGTCATTTTCTTTCTCCTACTCAGGGCTTATTTTACAAGGTAGCTCTATGTCGACTAGAGGGCTTGTATTGTAAAGGTAGCCTTTCGGTTATTAAAATAGTAAAGGGCTGATTAATTAAGTCAGGTAGCTTTACCGTTAAGTTTGGTTAGCTTCTTACGTAATCAGAAGAACCTTGAACCATTCTTTTTTTAAGTTCGTCTTCAGCAATTTCATCTTCTTGCATGACTCCTGAACTTAACATAGATTTTGATTCTTGTTCAACCATTTCGCCTTCAGCAAAACCTTGCCTTTCATCTGCTTTAGCTTCAGCATCTTTCATCATAGACATTAAAGTGTCTTCTCCGATTTCTTCTACAGCTTTTGCAGTAAAGACAAATTCTCCATCAGATAACCTTGCAGGTATACTGTCAGAGACTCCTGAACCCGGACCTTCAACAGGACCAGACCCAGCAAATTCTTGAGCAACTTCTATGACTTTATCAAATATCATAGCTAGTTCCTCATCTTGTTCTAGTTTGGAAGCTAACATATCTTCTTCGTCTTCTGTTAATGCTTCTTCCATTATAAATTTTGTATAGTTATCTTCCATGTCTTCATCAGGAAGCATACCACCGTGAGCTTTAGATGTTCTAATTTTTTCAGAGTAATTTTTACCTGAAGGTTTAACACCTAGCTCTCTTAGTTGGTCGTTATATCTATTTATTTCTTGAGTAATTGTTACTAAAGATTCATTGTAATCTTTTAATAATTTTACTTTTTCACTTTCTGTTGCTTCTCTTAAATCATCTTCAAGTTGAGCTTTACGTTTTCTTCTTAAATTAATTAAACCGTCAATTTCATCTTCTGCGTATTTAATATCAGAAGCTTGTTTACTTGGTTTCTTTTTAAGAAGTTTTTTAACAATACTACCAACACCATAAGCTTGTCTATCTTCTGATAATAAACCGCCATAGTTTTTAGTTTGTCTTCCTTCTACTCCATACTTTTCAATTTCCATGTCAAGTAGTTGTTCTCTTTCCATAGGTGTTAGATTTTCTATTTCTTTATCAGTTAAATTATCTAATATATCATCTATGTCTTTTTTAGTAGACTTTGCAGGTATATTATCTACACCTGATTTTGCTAAGTCCATGTCAAGTAGTTGTTCTATTTCTACTGGAGTTAATTTTTCCATTTGCTCATCTGATAAATTATCTAATATTTTATCGATGTCTTGTTCTTTAACTTCTTTAGGTTTTTTCTTTTTAGCAAGTTTAAATAGTTTTGTTACTAAACCACCAATAGCTTTTTGTTCTCTTACACCTCTGCCAATAAGTACATCTGCGTAAGTTGTTTTACCATCTTTGTTAAGGTCTGGAAAACCTCCATCTTTATATGTAGCTCTATCATCAGATAATAAACCACCAGCATTCATATCAAATCTTAAAGGTACTTCATCTAAAGGTTCTCCATCTATATCTCTGTAAGTTTTACCTTTATTTTCTTTTAATAATCTTTCAGCTCTTTCTTCTTGTCTTTTTAATTCTCTAGCTGCTTCTTGTTGATTTCTAGTAGAACCAGCAGGTTTTGCTTTATCTAATAAAGCTTTTTCTCTTTTAGCTATTTGTTTTTGAGCTTGTTTAACAGCTTTTGGTCCGTATTTTAAAGTAGCTTGTCTTGTTCCATTTACTAATATAAACTTAGCTGCTACTCCTAATGCTGGTAATGGCATATTATTTCTCCTTTGCTTTTCCTATATTTAAAGCGAACCAATCAATGATTTTGTAAGCTTTACCAATTAAATTATCATCAATTGGTGTAGGTGTTAATGCAGCAATCATAGAACAGATTGAAACTATCCATGGAACTACTCCTACTATTTTCATAATTGTGTCTAATAAATCTAACATACTATATTTCCTCTTTTCTTAGTAGTGCTTCTTTAACCTGCAGGTCCAGCTGCTCCAACTTGCCCAGTAAATTCAGCTTCCCCTGCAACCGGTACATTTCCTGTTCCGATGTTGCCACCACCAGTGCCTGTAGCTCCAAGTTCTTGAGGTTGTTGAGGTGTTCCTTCAGGTCCTCCCATTGGGGATGGTTGACCAAGGGATTGAGCTTCTTCGCCATTTGTTTGTCCAGCATTCTGCATTCCTATTATCTGTGCCATTATTGCAGCTTCTTCAGGGTCGTTGAGTATTTCATCAGGGTCTAAATCTAAGCTGTAGGCAAGTTCACTAACGAGTTTAGAAATTTTAACAAACGGAGCAATAGCAGGACTTTGTGCAGTTTGTAAGAACATTGTCAATCTTTGAGAACGTACTTCTTTCTGCATCAAGCTATTTGTTCCAGTAGCTTTAACTTCTAAATCACCTTTAACATCCAACTCGTCTTCTAAGAATTGCATGTTCCACTGGAAATAAGATTCTCCAAGTGGCTTTAATAAAAAGTCATCAAGGTTTTTGATAACTGTTTTAATATTTAAACTTGATGCTCCAAGTAACATGGACATACCTGAAGCAGTCCTTGTCATACTTTGAACACCTGTCTGTCCGTGTGAGTAACTAGGTATACCTGTTTGTTCGTCTGCAAGTTGTCTAAACTTATCAAACATCATTAAGTTTTCTTGTGATGTATTAGGAAATTTCAAACCGTGTATAGCTTGACCCGGCATACCAGCTTGTCTTCTAAAAACTTTACCCGGATATATTTCCATTGATTGTCCACCAACTAAAGCAGACTCATCTACATCAAATACAAGAGAACCAGACATTGCTAAGTTGTCTATAGCCATTCTTGCATGACCATTCATAATTTGTTGTGAATCGTCCATATTCTCTGCTACACCAATACCAAAGAAGTTGTATGGATTTCTTTCGTATGGAAAAGCATTATATGGTATTCTATATGGAGTGAATGGATTTAATACAGCTCTAAGTAAATGAGTACCACATGTCCATATGTTTACTTGTACTTCATCTAGGTCATCAACACTGTCGGGTAAGTCAATGCCTACTTCTCTAGCGTATTCTGCATCCATCATTCCCCAGTATTCTAAGACTTCAAAGCTATTGTGAACATCTTCATCACTTCTAGCATCATCTTTTAACTGGCTTTCAAAATCTTTCTCTACGTAATTAGCACCCATTTGAATAGCTTTACGTATTGCATCTTCATCAAAGTAAGGCATATTACGTAACTGCCTTAACTGACTTCTATTCATTTTATGTCTATGGATAATGTATTCACATTCTTCCATATTAGTTGCGTTAGGGTCTGGGTAAAAATCCCAACAACTTACAAATTCTATTCTAGGTACTCTAACTTCTAATGGGTTATAAGTTCTATTACCTTCTTCGTCTGTATCCCACTTGTGAAGTTTCTTATTAAAGTTAAATGGTCCTTTTACAATCCCTGTACCAAGTAGAGCAGATTCTAAAAGAGCATTTCTTAATTCTGAGTTACCGTTTGATTCTTCAATCTGGTCATGGATTAATTTTTCCATTCTTCTTGCAGCTCTTTGTGCAGGAGATACTTCTATTGCTTGTGGGTCAGGGCTTGTACCGTCT